GCGTTTGTCGATCAACTTGGCGATCTCGGATCGCATGAAAGCCCCGTAGAGTCCCGGCTTTGGCTTCTCGCGCCCGCTCTTACGGCTCCCGCTGGCAATCAACAACGCCGCTCGCGGTGGCTGATGCTTAGGTTTGCGCCCCTCGATCGAGATTTTTTTTCGGAGATCACGCTCGATCCTTTGGGCGCGGGCAGATGGTGTTTTGCGCATCGCGATAAACGCGATGTTGATAGCCCGCTTATTGCAAATGTAGGAGAGATCGCGCTTGGATACCTTGAGATACATTTTCAGAGCTTGGTTAAACTCCGTTGTGTCAATCTCAATCCCCGTTTTAGGCATTGGTGTTTCTCCTCAACTCAAACTCGACGACGACATCCGACGTACGGATTGAGCCAATCAAAAACGGCTCCTCGGCAAATAGCTTTTGGCCGGTCAACGGGATCATACCCTCTTGCGCGAACTGCGATCGATGGGCGACAAGCTGAGCGTCGGATCCCTCCAAAAAGCCCCCCTCTTGCAATGTCTTGTCGCTGGTAACGTCTGACAGCACCCCTGACCATAAACGGTTTTGCCACTCAAACATTATGCCGCGTGAGTTTTCGCCGTCGATCTGGGCGTTGTGTGCATCAAGCAAGGGGCGGTGTCCCTTGTCGTAGGTCGCGACCGAAACCGTTGAGTCGGTCGTGTCACCGGAAACCGTAAGCCTATCCTTGCGCGTGTGGCTTGTCCCGAGGGTCAAATCAAGCGTGATGAGTTCGGAATTAGCCCAGGCCGCGCTCACCCTATTTTGCAGCACGCACGCTGTCTCCCCGAACCTCGGCCCATTCGCGAAAACTTCCAGGGATTCTCCGTCTGCCAGCGAATCACCTTCGGCGAGCGTTCGCCATGCGCCGGACGTGTTCTTGGCGCGATACCTGATTCCGGGGCGGATTGATGTGATGCGACACAAGCTCATAAAACGGAGAGAGGCCCGACCGGTAACCAACAAACCGACCGGACCTCATTGGGGGTGTGCAGTATGACAGGACTAGCTGTTTTTCTTCGCCTTGGCCTTTGGCGTAGATTGTTTTGTATCCGAAATCACTTCAGCCGCCGCGAGCTCTGCTTGCTCTTTGGCTTTGAGCGCTCGGCCCTTGTCGCCATCATAGCGGGAGTAGTCGACCGACACCATCTTCTTTGGCTTTTTCCCGGTCTCTCTCGCCTTGTCCGGCTTCATCTTTCGGAAGTAGGCCACGCGCTCAAAGTTCTTTTGGTCGCGCTCCTCCTTGAATTTGCCGATACACTCCTGAGCGTCACCTAACGCCAGACAATGCATTTTGCCCTCTTTATCCCACCCGACCGTCATGCTCGGGTATCGCACTGGTTGTAAGTCACTCATATTATGCCGAAACGATGCGTTGCAATGCCGCCGCTTGCCCCACGGAAACGCCGTATAGGAAACCCGCGCTCATGTAGCAAACGCCCTTGTTGGGCGAATACCACACACGAAATTGAAACGGAATCCCCGTATTAGGTTCGACCAGATTTGCGACCGTCACCTGACGATCGCCTGGGTTTGCCATCGGGCGGGCTGCAACCACCAAAGCGCTTTTACTCAGTGCGAACCCTTCCAAATTTTCGCTGTTGCCGGGAATGGATTCGTACTCGTAAACGTTCATTCCTCGAGCTCTCTCCAACACGCCATCGCGGATCACCGCTTGATTGCGGGAGGCCGAAGCATCGGAAAAAGAAGTGTCTTTGAGAAGTGCTGTGTAGTAGTCGGGATCGAGCAAGATTGATCGTCCCTCTCGCGGAACCTTTCTTTTGGTCAACTCGCCCCGGATGTCAGCCAACGAATCACCATCAAACGATCCAACCGCAATCGTCGATTTGTTCGAGTAGTTGGCGTTTGTAATCAGCGCCAATAGATCGTCGGCCAGCGCCTTCATCGTAGCGTCTCGGGTCGGAATGAAAAAATGCTGTTTGAGCCATTCCGGGTCGCCTGCCTTAGTCAACTCGATGTCCTTAAACTCCACGGGCAACCCTTTAAAGTTGCTTAGCGTCGTTGTGACCGCCGTTGAGACCGAGTTTTGAGCAGCCCCAGAATACCCGCTTGAGACATCCTGAGACGAGTAACCCGTGATGATTCGGGTTGTAACGGACTCGCCTTTGGTGCTGATCTGGTCCGAAAGATTGGTTGCAAACAGGTTAATCGGGAAGAACTCGCTCCCGTAGAACTCGATTGCGTCCCGCGCAATTTGAGTCCAATTAACCCCGTTTAAATTATTCGTCGCCATAGATTAACCTGTTTGCGTTTACCAACCAGCCACGGATTAAGAGTTATCAACCAAACGGTGCATACCGTTGGCTTGTGCCTTGATGACGCCCCAGAGCGACGCAATCGAGTAGTATGCTTTTCCGTCGTCGGGCGAATACCACGCCCGGAATTGCAGCGGCAAACCGCTAACAGGATCGACCCGATTTTCCACCATTACCGGAGCGTTGAGATCGGACTCCGTCGGGTCCGCAAGCGTTCGAGCAGCCATCGCAATCGCGGACGGGTGCAAGCACATTCCCCGGAAGTTCTCGGCGCTGAGAGCCGGGATGTTGTCATACTCAAAAACGTTGAACCCACGTATGCGTTGCACTTGGCCTTCGATCAAGGCGTCGGTCGATCCGCTCGCGCTTTGATCCTCGATGCGGGCGTCCTTAATCAGATTCGTGTAAAAATCCGGATGAAGGATCGCGTAACGCTCGGTTCGGGGAACCTTCAGTTTCGTCAGCGCGCCGCGAATATCGGCGAGGTCGTCGGAATCGAAGTTGGCTGGCGTCGTGTCCAATTCATTTGGGAAGTCCGCCGTCAAGCAAACACCAAAGATATCCTGCATCATGTCGTCAACCAGCGCGTTGATTGCTGGCCCAACGAACTGATCCCGCAACCATTCGAGGTTACCGGCCTTCGCGATTTCGATATCCTTGAACTCGATCGGGACACCTTTGAATTGATTCAGGGTAACCGTGACCGCTGTCGAAACTGAGTTTTGCGCGTTTGTGGCGTAACCGTTCGACAAATCTTGAGCTGTATAGCCCGTGATAACTCGCGTGGTGACCGTTTCACCTTTGGTCTTGATGTCGTCGCTGAAATCGCGAGCGACCGCCTTTAGCGGGAAAAATGAATGCCCGAGAAAGTCCAAAGACTTGTCGGCAATCATCGCCCAGTTGATACCGTTGAGATTGTTTGTTGCCATGTCGTTTTAGCAGTAGGGATTGAAAGTGTTTCGGGTGATGCCTAAGCCAATCGTGGCTTGATGTTTTGGAGATAGAAGTCCGTCTTCGCCTTGGCTCCTTTGATCTTGGACTGCTCCTGGTAGAGCTCCGCGATCTCCTCGGGTGTCGCCCTGCCCTTCTTCTCGCTGGCGTTTCCTTCGGCTACCTCGACCGCCTCGCCGCCTGTTTGGCCTACGATCTCAACGGCTTTCTTGCTGGCGGTTTTTTCACCGGCCTCAAGCTCTCCGATTTTTTCGTTGGCGGTTGCAAGCTCAGCCTTCACCGATTCAACTTGCTCGGTAAGGCGGGTAACTTCTTTTGCGTGATCCCCTTTGAGCGTAGTGAGCTCGGTTGCGTGGGAGTCCTTCAACCCCTGGACTTCTTCCAGGTGTGCGGCCTTCGCCGCCTCAAGGTCGGATTGGACAGCAGCCCGCGCCTCTTTTTCTGTGGTCAATTGCGCCTTGAGTTCGCCAATCTGCTGGTTGGCCTCAAGGATGTTCATTGAGTTCTCGCTCATCACAAGATGCGCGAGAATTGTAAAACCTAGATTAAAGCGAGGACCTCGGAGAGATTGTTGACCATTCCATCGGCGAGCCCGAGGGTGACAGCCTCTTCGGCTCCGTAAACCCGAGACTCAAACACGACCGGATCGACTTTCCGGGCTCGCTCGACGGTCTGCACAAATTTGCTGTGCATCTGGCCGATCATCGCCTCAAGCTCCTTTTCCTCGTCTTTGGACATCGGATTTAATGGATGTCCGTCGGCTTTTCGTGGCCCTTTGAAAAACGCTTTGACCTTGATCCCGAGTTGCTCCAGGAACTTGGTTTGGTCTTGCCGGATCATCATCGTCCCGATCGAACCGACCATCGCCGACGGGGTGCAAAACACCGCCTTTGCTTGGCTTCCGATCTTGTAGGCCGCTGACGCCATGTAGCAATCGGTAACAGCGTAAATCGGCTTGGCGTTGGCGTGGACCATATCGGCAAGCTCTTGGTTTCCGACCACCGACCCGCCCGGGGAATCGATTGACAGCACAATCTTTTCGACGTCATCCATCCCGTTTGCGTCCTCAATCGCCTCGGCGATGTCGTCGTAATCGGTCATACCCATGTTGCGCTCAAACGAGTCCAAGCGCTTGCCCATCGCCCCACACATGCTTACAATCCCGACATCACCCGACACCTGCAAAAGTGGATTCCGATTGTGCGAGTCCTCCACTCCCACCCGCAACCGTAACTCGCTGGCCTGCTCGATCGAGGGGAGGAAAGACTCAAGATAGCGCGGCTCGATCTCCCAAGCCTGATTGCGGATACGATTAAGCAAGTGAGGTGTCATTGATCTGTAAAACCGGGTTTGGTGATCGTTGTTGCAAGTATTCGAGGACCGTTGTGACGGGCATGTTGCTTTGCTTGGCGATGCGGTTTGCTCGCTCGAATAGGTCGACTAGCTCGCGCTCGGTCTGGTGTCTCGTTTCTTCCCAGTCCTCGCCCATCTCTCCAACCGCTGCTTGGATTGTTTTGATGCCGAATTTGACGTCTTCTCGGTTTTCCTTGGCTTCCCGTCCGACGTCGACCGTGATCCGTTTAGGCTGTTGCCATCTCACCTTGTACCAATCCTCGGTAAACTTGAGATCTCCGCGCTTGATACCCTTTGCGATGACCCACGTCCAAACGCGGGAATTGAATCGGGAAAGCATATCAAAGCGATCGTCAAACACCCGTTGGCTCTTGGCCAAGATCGCCCGCTGTGATGCCGCATTGGCTCCAGCCAACGCCCAAACAAACTCAAAAGGCAAACCGTAGCCCACGCAAACCTTGCGCATGAGAGTCTCTAAAAACCCGGTAAACGCGGGCGACGGTCGATTGCCTCCAATGTCGGTGATGTCCTCGTCTGGGAGCAAACGCGGAATCATGCCCGCATCAAAGGATTGCCAAGGTACGTCGCCAGTCGTGGCCGCGTCGTTGCCCTCCTTGGTCAAAGCGATAGCGTCGTCATCGTCGCCGCTGTGCGTTTTAATCACCATACCGATGGCGCTACGCGCTTTGACACCAACCTTTTCGTAATCGAGGATTTCGGAAACGTCCCAGGTGTCGGTGATCGCATGAGCCATCGCCGTGACTCCGCGGTATTGCGCGACCCGCTCGGGGT